AGAAGGGGACTCGGTACTGGGCGGCTGAGGGTAAGCTCTGGAGCGAAGAGAACCCCGACGGCTATGCGGGGGTACACAATCACGATGGCATGATGGTCATCTTCGACGAGGCTAGTGGGATTCCTGATCCGATTTGGTCTGTGGCCAATGGGTTCTTCACAGAGAAGATATTGGACAGGTACTGGTTCGCGTTTAGCAACCCTCGTCGCAACACAGGGTACTTTTTTGAGTGTTTCAACGCCAAACGTCAGTTCTGGGACGGACAGATCATCGACGCGCGCACAGTCGAGGGGACCGATAGAGGCACGTATGACCAGATCATCGAGGAGTATGGGGAGGATTCTATTCAGGCCCGTGTTGAGGTCTATGGCGAGTTCCCCGCAGCAGGGGAGGACCAGTTCATCTCACCTGTCGTAGTAGAAGATGCGTTCAATCGAACACCTTATAAAGACATGACAGCACCCGTGATCATTGGGGTTGACCCTGCACGTGGTGGTATGGACAGCACAGTGATTGCAGTAAGGCAGGGCAGAGACATTATCTCAATCAAACGCTTGAAAGGCGAGGACACAATGAGCGTCGTCGGGCACGTTATCGACGCCATTGAAGAGTTCAAGCCCACATTGACTGTTATTGATGAGGGTGGGTTGGGGTATGGGATACTTGATCGGCTAAACGAGCAAAGATACAAGGTTCGAGGGGTTAATTTTGGGTGGAAAGCAAAAAACCCAGCAGCTTGGGGCAATAAAAGAGCAGAGATATGGGGTGCAATGCGCGATTGGCTCAAAACTGCATCAGTCCCACGCGACCGAGTGCTCAAGAGTGACTTGACTGGACCACTCAGGAAGCCCAATTCGTCAGGTACGATCTTTTTAGAAGGTAAAAAGGAGATGAAAGCCCGTGGGCTGGCTTCCCCTGACGCAGCAGACGCGATTGCTGTGACTTTTGCATTCCCTGTCGCCCACAGAGGCGAGTACAATGTCGCCAAACCACGCGCCGTTGTCTACGGTGATCGTGCCGTAGCAACCGGATGGATGGGGTCTTAATGAGTGATCAAACAGGTATGGTGGCCATGGGGAATGTGGCCGATGGTGCCAAAGATGGCAAAGACACCACTGCTGTGTTATCAACCGCCCGTGAGCGGATGAACATGGCAATCGCGGCCCTCTCTGAATCGCGTGAAGATGAGATTGATGATCTGCGATTTTATGCAGGATCGCCTGACAACCATTGGCAGTGGCCCGCTGATGTACTGGCCACACGAGGGGCTGTGCAGGGACAAACGATAAACGCTCGTCCTACGTTGACGATCAATAAGCTGCCGCAGCACGTTCACCAGGTCACTAACGATCAGCGTCAGAATCGACCCACCGCTAAAGTCATCCCCGTTGATGACTCTGCCAGTGTTGAAGTGGCTGAGGTGTTTAACGGCATCATCCGACACATTGAGTACATTTCTGATGCTGATGTGGCGTATGACACTGCCTGCGAAAATCAGGTTGCTTTTGGTGAAGGGTACATTCGCATCCTGACTGAATACTGCAGTGATGATTCGTTTGACCAGGACATTAAGATTGGACGGATACGCAATTCGTTCTCAGTCTACATGGACCCAACCATGCAAGACCCCACGGGTGCAGATGCCAAATGGTGTTTTGTTACCGAGGATATCCCCAAGTCAGAGTTTGAGCGCATGTACCCAGATGCCTCACCAACTACGACTCTGCAGTCTCTTGGTGTTGGCGATCAGTCCATCTCGCAGTGGTTGAATGAGGACACAGTTCGGATTGCTGACTACTACTACATAGAGTATGACAAAGCCACATTGAACTTGTATCCAGGCAACGTGACTGCGTTTCAGGGGTCTAGGGAAGATAAAGTACTCCGTGAGCAATTCGGTAAACCTGTACGGTCACGGGTTGCGGATCGCCCGAAAGTCAAGTATTGCAAGATCAACGGGTATGAAATTCTTGAAAAGAATGAGTGGCCTGGTGACTGGATACCTGTTGTCAGAGTAGTCGGCAATGAGTTTGAAGTCGATGGACGATTGTATGTGTCAGGGCTGGTACGTAACGCAAAAGATGCACAGCGTATGTACAACTACTGGGTATCCCAGGAAGCTGAGATGCTTGCCCTGGCACCGAAGGCACCATTTATCGGGTACGGTGGTCAGTTTGAGGGGTATGAAGACAAGTGGAAGACGGCCAATACCCAAAATTGGCCTTATCTTGAAGTTAACCCTGATGTCACTGATGGGCAGGGTAGTGTCTTACCACTTCCGTCACGAGCCCAACCTCCGATGGCCTCCACTGGACTTTTGCAAGCTAAATCGGGAGCTGCTGAGGACATTAAATCGACAACAGGTCAGTACAACGCGTCATTGGGGATGGTATCGAACGAACGTTCCGGTAAAGCTATTATGGCTCGTCAACGTGAGGGGGATACCGGTACATACCATTACGGGGATAATTTGGCCCGTGCTGTGCGCCATATTGCTCGTCAGTTAATTGACCTGATCCCTAAAATATACGACACTCAGCGTGTGACCCGGATCATTGGTGAGGATGGTGACACCAAGATGGTTAAAATCAACCCTGATCAGGAGCAACCTGTGAATAAGGTTGTGGATGACCAAGGGATAGTAATTGAGAAGATCTATAACCCTGGTGTTGGTAAGTACGACATTGTTGCAGTGACAGGGCCTGGTTACGCCACTAAGCGTCAGGAAGCACTTGAGTCGATGGGGCAGTTATTGCAGGGCAATCCTGATCTCTGGAAAGTCGCGGGTGATCTATTTGTTAAAAATATGGATTGGCCTGGTGCTCAGGAATTGTCAAAACGACTTGCTAAGGCTATTGATCCGAAGCTCATGGGGGATAGTGACAAAGATCCTGCATTACAAGCCGCAGAGCAGCAGATTCAAGCGATGGGTCAAGAAATGGAGCAAATGCACCAAATGATCCAGAATGTGGGTAAGTCTATCGAGGTGCAAGAACAACGCCGTAAGGACTACGAGGCTGAAGTTAAAGCGTTTGGTGCAGAAACTGACAGGTTGAAGGTTGTTCAAGCAAGCATGAGTCCTGATCAAATCCAAGACATTGTTCGTGGAACGATTGCTGCAGCTATTGACACAGGTGACTTAATAGGCAATTTGCCACAATACCCGCAAATGGAAGAAATGCCCGGGATGCCGGAAGAGCAAGATCCTCAAGGTGTACAAGGTATGCCTGAGGCACAGGGACCAATGGAGATGCCACAATGAAAGCATCACAGCTCATAGGGTTGTTATTCCTCGCACGAGATGTGGCTCATTCGGTGCATTTGAACACCCGAAGCTACTCCAAACATAAGGCACTTGAGGGGTTTTATAATCGTGTCATACCACTCGCTGATTCGTTTGCTGAGGCGTATCAGGGGCGACACGGGTTGATTGGACCAATCAGTTTGACTGGTTCCAGAAAGACAACTAACATTCTTGATTTCCTCACTGAGTCATTAGCACAGATTGAAGAGTGTCGCTACGAAGTGTGTGATAAAAAAGACACAGCAATTCAGAACATTATTGATGAAGTTATTGCTTTGTATCTGTCCACTATTTATAAGCTGAGGTTTTTAGCATGAGTTATTTTGGAGGTGCTTCACGTAACGGGTTGGGTATTGGGATCGGGGGCATCGTATCCTTAAATGGTGGAGGTATGGGCAACTCTCAGTCAGTATTCCCAGAAACTCTTTTTCAAAATGGAGAACAGGGGTTTTTCTATAACACCTGGGAAACCACGTACTTATTCAAAGACGTGGCGGGAACTGACCCTGTAACGGCAGATAATGACGCTGTGGCGCTTGTTGTTGATATTTCAGGAGTCGGAATAAACGCAACACAGGCAACTTTGGGGGATCGTCCGCTATTTGACACAGACAATGGTGAATTACAGTTCAATACTACGGCAAAATCTATAACCTCTGGTACTTTGCCCGCGCTCACAAACATGAGTTATGTTTTGGCTACGGACCAGGGCGTTGTGGAATACAAGGTTACTAAAAGCGCCGCGACTTTCATTATCGGTGGGCAGTATATGCCGAGTCGTAATGTTTTTGGGGCCATGATAATAGATCGCAGCTTGACTGTGGGGGAGTTGACAGAAGTATATGACTACTTTGTTAGCGCCGGATCGCAAGACTCAGGGGCTGGGGCTTACGCATTGGTAAATAATTTCAGCGGGTTTTGGAGAGGATGGACATATCTTGTAGTTTTTCCTGAAATTGACACAAACAGCGGGACTATATTTAACACAGCATGGTTGGGGTGTTCTGGGTTAACTACTTTCCCATCGTTATCTGTGGGTAACGGTGAGCAATTTCAAAGCACTTGGAGCGGGTGTACTGGACTAACTTCGTTCCCACTACTTGATTTCTCAAGCGCGATAAATCTTGCTTCCGCATGGTCCGGATGCGCTGGGCTAACCTCTTTTCCTTTAATTGTCACCAATATTGTTACAAATCTTGCCAGCACGTGGTTAAATTGTTCTGGGCTTACTTCATTCCCATTGATAAGTACATCACTTTGTCTTTCTTTTTCTAACGCATGGAAAAACTGTTCTAGTCTTACATCATTTCCGTTGGTTGACACATCCGCAGGTACTAATTTTTTAGAGGCGTGGAGAGACTGTTCGTCGCTTACGTCATTCCCCGCTTTAAATATGTCAAGCGGTACTAATTTATCAGAGGCATGGAGAGACTGCACGGGGCTAACAACTTTTGGTGCAATAACCACAACCAGCGCCACATCATTTAGTGGCTCATGGAATGGTTGTACTAATCTAGTTTCTTTTCCTTCCTTAAGCACCGCAAATTTAACAACCTGCTTAAACGCATGGAATGGTTGCTCAAATCTTACAACTTTCATTGGCGGTATGTTTGCCGGTAGCCCTTGCGTTAACTTTCTAAATGCTTTTTTAAATTGCTCTCTTACTCAGGCTTCAGTTGATTCTATTGTTATTACTCTGAACGCAAACGGAACAACAGGTGGCACTTTAAGTATCAACGGCGGAGCTAATGCAACCCCTTCCGCAGCGGGTAAGATTGCCGTAGACGCTTTACGAGCAAAGTCTTGGACTGTTACCCTGAACGGTTATTGATATGTATAATGTTTACGATATTTGAAAGATTTAAATGCAACTTTTAAAACCACTTAGCCAGACAGGTTTCCCAGCTAAGTCTGCGGCATACACTGGCACCGCAGGCATCACTGGTACTTGGCCCGCAGGCCCGCAGGGTGTTGTTGTCTGGTCAGATCAGGCATGTTATGTCGAAGTTGGTGAGGGCGTTACTGCTACCACTTCGAGCACACCTGTTCCGGCCAATACACCCATTCCTTTTGCTGTGCCGTTAAGTGTTAGCGGTGCATGGCGAGTCAGTGCGATTCAAGTATCGACTGGTGGTATTGTTTACGCTAAACCAATCAACAAGGAATAACTGCTTTTTGGTTATCCTAAAACGTACTGGTGCGCTCACCAGGGGATCTAAGGATTCATTGAAATGACTGAAGAAGTCCAACCCTCAGCGGAAGTTGACTCCGCGCCTGCGCCAGAAGTGACGGCCACTCCTGAAGCGATTGAAACTACGCCGGAAGCACCAGAAGTAGCATCCAAGGTATTCACACAAGAAGAGCTTGACGCTGCAATTGGTAAACGCCTTGCAAGAGAGCAACGTAAGTGGGAACGAGAGCAAGCAAACCGTCAAGCGGAAACGCGGACGTTGAAAGCGCCAACGGAACACAGCTTGGATCAGTTTGACTCACCTGAAGCGTATGCTGAAGTTTTAGCATTACAAAAGGCAGAGGAATTACTGGCCAAACGTGAAGCCGCAAAGCAGCAATCAGCTATTCTCGATGGCTATCAAGACCGTGAAGAGCAGGCTAGGGATAAATATGACGACTTTGAACAAGTTGCGTACAACCCTAAAGTGCCGATTACCGAAGCGATGGCTGAAACGATCCGATCATCGGATATTGGACCAGAGGTAGCTTATTACCTGGGTTCTAATGTCAAAGAAGCGGAACGTATCTCACAAATGACGCCACTTGGTCAGGCAAAGGAAATCGGGAAGATCGAGGCCAAATTGGCCGCAGAGCCTCCCGTGAAACGTACTACATCCGCACCAGCGCCGATTTCACCCGTTACCGCACGCTCCTCAGGGGGACCTGCTTATGACACTACAGATCCGAGGTCTATTAAAAATATGACCACATCTCAGTGGATTGAGGCAGATCGTGCAAGGCAGTTGAAAAAAGCACAGGCAAATCGTTAATTTTTAGGACATTGATATGGCAAATAGTATTTTAACCATCGACATGATTACTCGCAAGGCACTTGAAATCCTTGAGAATAATCTTGTTTTGACCCGTAACGTAAATCGTCAGTATGACGACAGCTTCGCAGTTGAGGGTGCCAAAATTGGCTCCACACTGCGTATCCGTTTACCCGACCGCGCTCTCGTGACTGATGGTGCCGCTCTGCAAGTGCAGGACGACAATGAACAGTACACAACTTTGAGTGTTGCTTCCCAAAAACACATTGGTGTAAACTTCACCTCTGCTGAACTGACGATGCAATTGGACGACTTTGCTGAACGTGTGTTGAAACCGCGTATCAGTCAGTTGGCTGCTAGCATTGATGCTGACGTCGCAAACGCATACAAAACCATCGGTAACTCTGTTGGTACTCCTGGTACGGTTCCTGCTACTTCCGCTGTTCTGTTGGCCGCTCAACAAAAACTGAACGAGAATGCAGCAGTAATGAGCCCACGTTATGCGACTGTTAACCCTGCCGCAAATGCTGGTTTGGTTGAAGGTCTTAAAGGTCTTTTCAACCCAACTGACACAATTTCGCGCCAGTTTAAGAACGGCATGATGGGAACAGGTGTTTTGGGCTTTGATGAGATCAATATGTCTCAGTCCATTAAGCAACACACTACAGGTTCACGTGATGCTGCTGCTTCTACGACTGTTAAAACCACTGTCGCGTCGGAAGGCCAGTCAACTATCGTGTTGACACAAGGTTCTGTGACCACCACCATTAAAGCTGGTGACGTGTTTACAGTTGCTTCCGTGTATGCGGTGAATCCTCAAACCCGTGAAACCACTGGTTCATTGTTCCAGTTCGTGGCATTGGCTGACGCTACTGCTGTGGCAGGGGACTGGACAGTTACTGTTGCTCCGATCTACACGTCGGCGCACGCACTGGCAACGGTCAACCGTGTTCCTACGGCATCTGATGTGGTCACGTTCCTGGGTTCTGCTTCTACAGCATACGCTCAAAACTTGGTCTACCATAAAGACGCGATCACGTTCGCTACTGCTGACTTGTTGCTCCCACAAGGTGTTGACATGGCATCACGTGCAGTACATAACGGCATTAGCTTGCGTATTGTTCGTCAATATGACATCAATAACGACCGTATGCCTTGCCGTATTGACGTGTTGTATGGCTACAGCACGATCCGTCCACAAATGGCTGCCCGCATTTGGGGTTAATCTGAAACGGGGCTTCGGCCCCTTTCGTTGTTTTAATTTTTAAAGGAATTTATCATGGCTCTCCCTAGTATTGGTGGCGGTCGTCAACTTGGTGACGGTAACGTTAATGAAATCGTCCTGGGTACTCAAAACACACCTGCTACTGCTACATCCACAGCGACGTTGACGGCTGCGCAGGTCACTTCTGGTATTGTGCTTGGTAGCCCAAGCACCAGTGCCGCGACGTATACGTTGCCCACGGTTGCATTGCTTGAGGCTTTGCTTGTAAATGCAAAAACGAACAGTTCGTTCGATCTGAGTATTTGCAATGTCAACGGTTCTTCCTCCGGTGTTATCACTGTTGCTGTCGGTACTGGCTGGACTCTTGTTGGTCTTGCCACCATTGCCGCAACTGCTGGTACTGCTGGACAGTTCCGCGCTCGTAAAACGGGCGATGGTGCGTGGACACTGTATCGTTTGGCTTAAACCAAAAAAAGGGGCTTCGGCCCCTTTCTTAAAATGCACATTTATCTAAAACACCCTGTCCATGGTCGCAAAGTCGCTATTTCCGATGTGGAAGCTGATTACGACGAGTTGAGCGGTTGGGTGAGGTATGATCCACATGAGGTGGTGAAGCCTGAACCAGATGTTCCTGCTTTCCTGGTGAATAACCTGCAACCTAAACGTATTAAGCGCACTTCCGCTAAAGAGACATTGACCCTGGAGTCTTAATTATGGCAACGTACACCGCAGGTGATCAGATTAATCGAGCACTTAGATTGATCGGTGTACTTGCTGAATCTGAGACGCCTACTGCGGCAATGTCGCAGGATTGTTTGACAGCTCTAAACCAGATGATCGACTCGTGGAGTATTGAGCGGTTATCGGTGTTTAGCACAATGGATCAGACATTTACTTGGCCTGCTGGTGAGATTACCCAGACACTCGGCCCTACTGGTGATTTTGTCGGGGTCAGGCCGGTCTCATTTGATGATGCAACATATTATCGTGACCCAGGCACCAATGTGTCCTACGGGATCAAGTTCGTCAATCAGCAACAATACAACGGGATTGCTGTCAAGACTGTCAGCAGCACATATCCTCAAGTGATATGGGTGAATATGGAGTTCCCCGATGCCACAATGACAATCTATCCTCAGCCGAGTCGTGATCTAGAGTGGCACTTTGTGTCAGTGCAGGTGTTGGATCAGCCCGCAGCGCTGTCCACAGTATTGACTTTCCCGCCTGGGTATTTGAGGGCATTCACGTACAACTTGGCGATGGAGATTGCCCCTGAGTTCGGTGTTGAGCCGAGTGCTCAAGTGCAACGCATCGCCATGGTTAGTAAGCGGGATCTCAAGCGCATTAATAACCCTGACGATGTGATGAGCATGCCGTATGCACTTGTTGCTAATAGACAACGGTTCAATATCTACGCTGGGAATTATTGATCA